GGTAGAGCAAGCGTCCTATCAGCGGTGAGCGTCACCTTGGCATTGTGACCATCAGCAAGATCATATGTGATCGTCGCAGCATCTGTGAGCGTCTGAGGGGTTCCAACGAAACCACCCGCAGTCACCGTGCCTGTTGCTGAGACATCCACAGCATAGACATCCGTGGCGATGGTGTCAGTTGTGGTGAGAGTGGCGAACGTTGGCGAGTCTGTGGTGTTGAGATCCTGGTCGAAGCTGGAACCTCCACCCGCTGCGTCGATTGCCGCTTGCTGGGCAGTTGACACGGGCTTGTTCATGTCGCTGGTATTGTCCACGTTATCGAGACCAACATCATCCTTGGTGAGTGCATCGAGTGCTGCCTGTTGCGCGGTTGATACAGGCTTATCCTCGTCGCTTGTGTTGTCTACGTTACCGAGGCCGACCTGAGCTTTTGCGGTGGGCTGATACAAGGAGTCCCACGCAGATCCGTTGTAGATCCATGTGACTGACCCCTCAGTGTGAGAGTCGCCCTGATTTGGTGCTGATGGGAAGTTGATTGCCATGATTTGTATTAGGTTGGGATGTCGCTTACGATGTTCGCCGCTGTCATGTTATACATTACAAAATCGCAGTTTGCGGCAGATCCACTGTCTTGAAGTGTTGGGTATGTGTCCCCATCCCCCATTCTCCACCAGTGCAATGGTGGGTTGGTCAACTCGGAGAGGTCGAAAGGTGTGCCACTGTTGTAGATGCTGGAAACATTGAATGTCTCGTCACTGTTCCAGATGGCGAACTCATCAATCTTCTCACCTGTAAGGGTGTTTCCTGAGACTAACTTGCCTAGTCGTAGGTTCTGACCGCTGATCGACCCCGTGTAACCGTAATTTGAGTGGCTATTGCTAGTGGTCTGAGAAACGGAGTCCACGAAAATCTCAAAGCGCCCGTAGTAGTTGCTCAGTGATCCGCTGCCTGCCCCCGTTGTGCCACCGTCATAAGTTACAATAACGTGCTGCCAGACGTTAGCAGTTAGGGCTGAGGATGTCTGGAGTCTGACATGGTTATTATTGCTCCCGTAATTCAATCGGAGCTTGTTGGTATTCGTTATCCTCAGCTCGACATAACCGCCATTCGTCGTGTCATTGCTGCCGTAATAGAAGACAACCCGCCCATTGTTGGAGTTGGTGGGTTTGATGAAGAAGGAGATCGTCCAAGCGTCACCCGATCCACTACCATTGCTAGACCGGCCCAGCGTAGAATCCAGCAGCGCCGCATTAGCTCCAGCGTAATCCTGGTTGTCAAACTGCACACTTTTGGTATTAGCGAACGGAGGAGTTGAGACGGTCAACACGATGGTCTCGCTATCCTCACCGTTGTAATTGATAGCCTTGACGGGGATGTTGTAAGTCCCAACTGCTAGACTGGAACCACCGATCAGCTTACGGGGATTCTCCTGCACGGTGTTGACCCCACTGACGTTCGAGAGATCCCACTCGTAAGATACCCCGTGTGTCGCAGTCAGCTCGTAATTGATGCTCTCACCCTCCACTAGGGAGATGGTGAGGGGACTGGTAATGTCAGGAAGAGACTCAGTTGGCGTTCCTGTGTTTTGAAACATGGCATTGAGCGCATCACAAACCTCGACAGGGTTAGCGCCATAGGTGGCATCATTCTCGTCAACAAAGTCACCGAAGGGCATGTCAGACACCAGCTCGATATTCTTGGCGAGATCATTGATACTACACGTTCCGTTGTCGACGCTGGCTTGCAGACTGTTGAGGAACTGCACACCATTAGCGTCCTCGATGAAGATGGCGTGTGCCCCGCTGTGACGGTAGATTTTTACTGACATGATTAGAATAGTTGGATGGATGCGTAGACACCAGCATTCTGCACTGTTCCTGGCGTTGAAAGGCGAATCTGTAGCTTGCCGGGGTTGTTCTTGGTGTTTGTGTCCCCCATGTAGATAGGGAAGGTTGTGACGCGCTGATAGGCGATCCCTGAGCCACTATCGAGGCGCTCCGCTAAGAAGTTGAGTGCATACTCACCAGCGCCTCCACCGAGGACATAGCGCATCTCAAGCAGAGCGTTGTTTGTGTTAGGGGTGACGGTGATGTCATTACGAAGCGCGATCTCGCTACCCAGTGGCAGATCCGTGAAATCCAAGTATCCTGTAGAAGCGTCAAGCACCTCGGAGACTGACTGAGGTTTGTATCCCTTATTGGTAAACGCTCCCGCGCCATCATTGGGGACATCAGTCCATGTGTTTGCTGAGATAGAGAAGGAGCCGCTAGCATCGTTGTAGTCCATCCATCCAGTCTTGGAGGTGGATACTGGGACACCGCCACCGCTTACACTCACCCATTGGCCGGAGCTACCATCTAGATAGTAGGTGTAGAGTTGCCCGAGAAGGCTATTGAACCACAGATCACCATCCTCGGGCGAAAGTGGGGCGGTCTCTGAAATCGTGAGAGGCTCAGTCTTAGTATCAAGGGCTGCCTGTGTCGCGGTGGAGATAGGCTTGTCTAGGTCGCTAGTGTTGTTGACGTGCCCAAGACCAATGTCGGTCTTATTCTCGACGTGAGGACTCTGAGCGTGATCGTAGGCGTATTTGCCGCGATCCCCCTGATACGCGGTGGTGGTGGTCTCCCCTAGCGTCAGACCGTAGTCTACGCCGCTAGAGACCTTGACCGCATCACCCTCATTGGAGACGATGTAGAGATCAGCACCTGTGCCATTCTTTACGAAATAAATTGAATCCTCTTCCAGCGAAGGGGGGAGAGCGAGAACTTTGTGAATCTTCATATTACCATTCGTCAGCGCCTTGAGACCATCCCTCGAGAACATCGGGGACTGGGATTGAGGTGCAAGTATTAAGGCTAGCATACTGTCCTCGTCTAAATCTGTCTGAGCTATTCCAACCCACCTTAGTCAGTGGGGATCTTGAAAGCAGTCGCTCAATAGGGCTATTCTCTCCACTACCCACTTCCATCGCGTCCACGGTGCGAGCGTCCTCAAGCCTTCTGCGATAGAGTCTCTCTAAGTCTTCGGCAGAGATGCCGTCTGTGGTGATCTGCCTAGCCACCTTCATGGCGATCTTCACCGAGACCACATCAGCAAGCAGGGTATCCCACTGCGAAACATCATCCTCCCAGCGAACGTAGCGCAGGTAAACCTCACCGACATCAGCGAGTAATTGGCGACCATTGAGATCAAAGAATTCAGCCTTCTCGCTCCACGGCTCACCGTTAATGTCGAGGATGCGGAGGCAGTCAGTAGGAAGTTGATAGGCGTGAGCGTATCCGAAGTTGCCGTTCTGAAGCGGATCACCAGAGATCCGGCTGAGTTTCGACCTTCCAATGCAGCAAGACCAGCGATGGGTTCGGATGACCTCTTTCGCCGCCTGGTCGAAGATCCCATTGATAGCTCTAGCCTTCGAGTCTTCGTCGTTCAAATTGACGATTGATCCCGCTGACAGGTATGAAAGGGCGTTGTTTGCGATTTGAGTTCTTGTCTGCATATCTAATTAAGTAAAAAGAGGGACGGAAGCCTTGACCCCCGCCCCCCTTTGAGGTTCCCAACGAGGAATTTTCTATCGAACGTAGTAAGCGATGCTCACACGCTGAGTGCCAGCGGATGGAGATCCACCAGCAACAGTGACCTTGAGATCAGCTTCGGCTGCGACCTTGATAAGCTCATGGCCATCAGTGTCGAAGAAGCGAGTCCCGGCAGAAGCGATGCTCACCCCATTGCCGTATCCGTCAGGATCAGCAGTGGTTCCGATGTCAAGAGTGACACCAGACTGAGCACCTCCGATGATCGAGCTTTTGGCAGGATCAACGAGAGCACCAGCAGGGATGTTGCCGAGGAGAGTGATCACGTCAGCAGAACCCTCATCACCAACGAAGGTGATGGAGTCATTGAGGAAGCGAACACGCCCAGCAGCTTCGATGCCGTCAGCGGGATTCCCGTGGTTGGCATAGTCAGCTTGGAGTTTTGATTGTGTAACAGGCATTTTTCTATTCTATTAGTTGTTGAATGTGTTTAGTTTATCCGATGCAAGGAACTTTCCAGACACCCTTGTCCCAGATGCGGCTGAAGCCCCAGTCCCAGTAGAACACAGACTGAACACTGTGGTTCTTGGTGGGGAGACGATCCAGCTCATGAACGGGCATTTCGTTGTATCCGAACTTAACGGAACCTTTGTGGAAGGCCACACAGGTCTTAATGCCAGCAGCTTCAGGGAGGTTGTTGTCATCGACGGACATGGTGAAGCCCATGCAGTCAGTGAGGATGCCAGAAGCAACCTGCTCGAGTTGAGCGGAGGCTTGGTCGCGGTTGCGGATCTTCTCGTCCTGGAGGAGTTGGAGAACCTGGTCGGAGCTAAGGATCAATCCAAACGGAGAAGGATTGTTGGTGCTCCCGTCCTGAGACATGACATCAAGCTTGGAAAGCTCAGTGCGGAGCTTCATGAGCTTGTCGTAGGACATGCCCTTGTCAGCACCAGCAGCGCCGCCAGCGAAGTCATAGTTTACAGGGATGGTGTAGGTGGAGTCGAAAGCAGGGTAGCTTACAACGCCATTAGCAGCGACCTCAATAGCGTTACCAAGGAGACCACCATTCTTACCAGCCTCACCGACAATGATCTTGTCCATGTGACGGGCAGCTTCGGCCTTCTGGTTGGCAATAGAGACGGGGATCTGACTCTCACCAGTGCCAAACTTCTTCTCAGTAACCCGGTCAAAGATGAGGGGTGACTTGTAAGGAGAGGTGGTGACGCGGCGCTTCCCGAAGGTAGCAACGTCTGGAGAGGTCTCACCGTAAAGATCGGTGATCGCGCTGATGGAATCAGTCTTGTTAGCGAGAGGGAATTCACGATACTCACCATTGACGGCGACTTGATCGCAAAGTCCAATCGAACGACTGCGGACTTGTTGGAATTCGACATCGTAGCGATCCTCGAATTCTGGACGGTAGGACTCCACTGATGGGAGTGACAGGTTATTAGCCATTATCTTGTTTTCTGTTTGTTTGTTTATTTGATGGAGCGAAAGACGCTCGCCTTGGAGTTGAGGGTCTATCCCCTCTGTCTTTCGGGGCTGAATCAACAGGAGGTGGCAGATGAAAATCTGGGCTCCATCACGAACAGGTGGCCGAACAAGATCACTATTAATGTAGAGATCACATTCTGACTACCTTTTAAGTCATCACCACCGACAACAAACCCCCGCACCCGTGAGGATGCGAGGGCTTGCGCTATGAACAGGGAGGTGAACGACTCCTCCCAACCAACAAAATCTATTGACCGTATGCCTTGAGCTGGTCTGAGATTGACTTATATTCCTGATGGTCGGCCTCACTCTTCCAGCCGCCGGAACTCGACATGATCAACTCACGCTTGCGATCCTGTAGGCCCTTGATGTCCGTGGGCATTGCGCGACCAGTGGGGAGACCGGCAGGCATATTGCGCTCGACACTCTGCTTCATCACACGGAGGAAGGCAGGATCATTCATCATGGCTGCATGGAGTGGATTGCTTGTGACAATCTCACCAGTCTCAGATTTCTCATACTCGAAGCCCATGCCGCGACCCAGATCGGACAGCAGGAACTCTCCCAGCTGGTCATCGAACTTGGCTTTCAACTCCTCACCACCTAATTCAGCGGTCAGGAGCTTGTGAGTTTCCTCGCGAGTCTTATCGAACTCTGCATTTGCGGTCTCCTGATGCGACTGCACCACCCCCTCCACCAGTTGAGTGTGTGCAGCGAATAGCTCCTGCATTGCCTCTGGTGTGTTGACTGGGTGCTTGGTAGCCCATTCCGAGACCATAGAGGCGAGATTGTCGTCGATC